TTCTCTACCGGACGTCACAATTGCTTGTGCATCCGGCGTAATTCGCGTGAGCGAGTTCTCCATCATGGTAGTCTAGAGATCGAATCAGATTCGATAAGACGAAGAGTATGCTATAATCCTAAGAATCATCTTAGGAAGGCCATGGCCAACCAAGACAGGAATGCCCCCAGAACAAATCCGGGGACTACACCTGCTTGTACCACTGATCTACCTCCAGCAATAAACTGATCAAGTGTATCCATTGATACTGCCCATAATAGGCCAGTACAATAGTTACATAGAATATTGATTGTATCCATAAGAGATTGTTCTCCTAAAAGGTACCTTCAAATTTCTCCTGAAAAGAATATTGTGGTTGTTTCCCAGTGGTAGCAGCACACCAGGATGATTCCCGCAAGGAATAATTCCGATGTATGTAGGATGACATGTCCTAATACAGGTATTATACCTCACGAGTCTCTTGACCCTGGCACTGTGTAAAACAGTGTTTGGAGTGCTGCGTATATAGCAATTAAGCAAGAAGTCACTGGGACTATTCCAAGTCCTCAGCTCAATCCAGACAGTAATGTAAGGAACGAGCTTAACCATAAACATCTTCTCAACAGAACTGTTTTAACCGATCTGATAAGGAACGGTTGAAACGATCTTCTAAGAAGAGTTTTGGGAAAGTGACGAGCTATAACTCTTCATGGGATACCAATTCCCATTTGTCTTAAGGAACCAAGATCACCAGTAAAGTCTAAACTTCGTCCATCATTTCAGACGAATTTAGTTTTACGAGGTCGATCTTGTTCTGATTCTGAAACTACCGATCTAGAATGTTCTGATACCTGCGATAGGATATCGATGGGACCTTTCCCATCTTTTATACCCCGCAGTCTATCGAACAGAGACAATCAGGCTTGGTGGAAACGAAATAATTTCGGGTCACCGGGTCTTTTACTTGTTACAAGATCTCTTGCATACAAAGATCGCATCTGGAATTGGGCCGCTTTAGATTTTATATCTAAAATCGATATTAAATCCGTCATAAGTTGAGGCAAGGCCTGAATTTGTTCAGAACTTGGTCTCCTCATGATATATTTAATATCCGGCAGCATTGCCATTACTCTATTGTAGCATTCCAGTAAAAGTCTTTCAACTTTTCTGGCTAGTTCAAGACTATTTCGAAGTCCAAGATGACTGTATAAATGCCTAGCCCCTTCGGGCATAGACATTATACCTGGCGCCCCGTCGTGGTCATGGTTTCTAACTTTTAGAACACCTTTTCCATAGACGTGCGACAGTCTTAAAAGTTCGTAGTATACGAATCAGATAATTGATTTAGCAAAAAGTGTTAAATCAGCTCCTCTTCGTAAACTTCGAAGACTTTTAAGCATAGCATCTGGACTAAGATTAGTCATAAACACAAAGTATTTCACTTTGATGCTCAATAGATGAAATGGTTTATTGCATTGACCGATTACTCGGTAACCAAAACCAGCTGCTTTCAATGATGCGGGTAAGCTCATAGCGTATTTTTTTGAATATGCTACAAAGTTTACCAAGCCTTGCAGAGCGGAGTAAAATTCTTTTAAAGGAGAGGGAGACACATTGTCACCCATGAAGAATGTTCTTTTAGCAAATTCTAATGCCAACCCTTTTGGGCTGATTATAGATTTACTTAAGTTACATTCAACTCCTAAACTAAGAATAAGGGAATGATATCGTTTTGCTACAATAGTATTGTAGA